GGAAACCCTTCGGAATCAATGTTTTATAAGTGATGACTACTTTAGTGTCATGCGTGATGCCTACGTTAGTGGCATGGGCGATTCCTGCCTAGTGGAATGTGACTTGTCAGTTCAAAGTAACTGTCGCTCTGAAACAAATACCAAAACGAATGTTTAATTTTTGTTGCTGAACTTAGTACAAGTATAAAGTACAGTTTGATCTACTAACAGATTATTTAGCGAAATTGATAAACTCGCTATATTAAGACTATCACGGAATTTTATGTGTTCTTCGGAACCCGAGTTAAGTTTGAATTTTGTACGATGTACAAGATTACTCAATACTCGAGCACGTGAACCCTCCCGCAAAATGTTGATTCGAAATTTGCGGTGCACGCTGTGCGCTACGAGAGCTCTATTTAGAGATGGCCTCTCATCCAGCAGCCCTGGAAACTGCCATGAATCAAACTGCTTTGTCTCAATGGGTGTTGAGACACACATTCTTCGGAATGGAAGCTTTTAATCTCACCTGCTACTCAAAATATTGAAACTATGGATCTTGTCGGAGATTCCTTAAACACCGACACCAACATGTCTTCTTCCACTGGAGTTATTGCTACCACATCTGATGTGATTATGCATAACACCAGCACCCAAGAAGAAACCCGATTCACGGACGCGAACTTTGTTCGCAACAGCCTCGCAGTTATTAACGACTCTAATTTGTCTCATCTCGATGAGACGACCACGATCGTGAAGTTTCTGCAACGACCTACCGAAGTCTGGAGTGCTTCCATCTCAACATCTGATATGAATCTCATGACGCCTTTTGCATCCAACACTGGATGGGCATCGCGTCCAACGCTCAAGACTTTCGATCTCCCAAAGGATTTTATGAAAGGACGTAAGCTTGATAAGCTAAACAACTATGAATGGTTTAAAGCCGACATGGTTGTTCGCTTTATGGTGAATGTCAACCCTTTCGTTGCAGGCCGAATGTGGGCCTGTTTTGTACCTATGGAAAATAATGTATACGACGAATGTAAATGTTTGTATAAAAGTCGTGCTGCTATTACCAGTTATCCTGGTGTGGAAATTGACTTGCAGAATAACAACTCTGCGGAACTTCGTGTTCCGTGGTGTTCGACGTATGATGCCATTAGTCTAACCAATCCCGCTGATCCCAACGGACTCACCGGTTACAGTGTTGGCAAAATCCATCTCTTTTCCATCACGGACATGCTTGCCGGAAACAATACCACGGTTATCCCTATCACTGCGTACGCTTGGTTCGAGAATATCGAGCTTAAGGGTCCGACCCCAAATCTTGTTAGTGTAGACTTTCAGGCTAAGGGTGAAACCAAGGGACCTATAACTGAGGTGGCGTCGAAGATTAGTGCTGCCGGAGATTTTCTCTCGGAAGTGCCTGTTATCGGTGGCATTGCTTCTACTGTCAGTTGGGTGTCGAACCTAGTCGGTGGTGTTGCTTCGATTTTTGGCTGGAGTAGGCCCATTAAGGGTTCTGCTTCAGACGCTATCGTCAACATTCCTGGCCGCGGTTTTACAAACTTCAAAGCGGAAGATAGTGCTGTTGTTCTAGGCATGGCTGCCGATAACTCGGTTGCCGAGAAGGAGAGAAATTTCATGGAAACTGTCGACGAAATGGACATTCAACACATTGCTGCTCGTCCAGCCCTTGTCAGCACCCTCCGGTGGGTGAAGGGAGCTCAGTCTAAAGCTGTGCTCGCTAACCAACCGGTCGGACCATCCGTTGACGACGTAAGGCTGTCCCATTGGACAATTGGTTCAAGTGTATATGAAGTGTATGATATGTCTCTTTTTGAGGCTCTAGCAACGCAGTTCGCTTATTGGCGGGCTGATTTGCATTATAAGATCTCAATCACTCGTACGGCTTTCCATGTTGGAAGGCTCGAAGTTGTGTTCATACCTAGGGTTATCATTGATGACGCTGATATTCCAGCTCTTGATACGACCAATACGTGGCGACACGTGTTGGACATGACGGAGCAGAATGAAGTTGAATTTGTGGTGCCTTACATGCATAAAAATGTGATGTGTCGTAGTGGGCGTAATCCTTCTGACGATGTGCGTTCTGACACTGGCCCTGATGGCTGTGTTGGTTCGCTCATCGTTAGGAGTTTGACGCCTTTGTCTAGTCCTAGCTCTGTGTCTAATTTTGTACAAATCAATGTGTGGAAGTGGGCTACTAATGTCTGCTTCGCTTGTCCTTTGTCAATGAGTCTCGAAGTTCCTCCTAAGCCCGTTCGATCTGTAATCTTGCAGGGAGACATTGAGGAGGAGGCTACGTCTGGTGACCACCAGACAAAGTCTCTGCCTCAAATCTTGGTTGAGGGTGCTTCGAAAATCGCTTCCGTTGTTTTTCAGGGGAATGTTTCTAATGAGCCGTTGGCCGCCTCTACGGTGGCTTTTGGCGAAGTTAACACTTCTGATAACACAATCGATAGCGCTTGCCTCGTTGGTGGGGAGATGGTAACAAATCTCCGCCAGGCGACTCGCTCGCACCGTGCTTTCCCTCTGCAAGTGACTGACAATTACCTATTGGACACCAACTTGGTTGGTGGTCTTGGTGGTTTTGTCGGTTTTTGCTGCAACATCTTTGCTTTCTATCGCGGAGGCGTTTCATACAAGTTGGTCCCAAATACCAACGAAGCCGTTCGCCGATCTGTCACAACTCGTTTGTGCCAGGTTTATGGTGATGGCTATCGCCAGACTGAAGGACCAGAACATCTGACGTATACCGATCTGACTCCATTCCATGAAGTTCAGGTTCCGTTCTATATCACATCACGACGTGGTTTGTGTAATTACGAAGCGCCGACCGTGTATAGTGCGACTGATGTTCGCCTTGGGATGTTAGTGAAAACTGACGCCCCTGCTGGCATGAAAGCCTACGTTGGTGCCAAGGATGATTTGACTTTCGGATTTTTGTTCGGATGTCCTATCTACGGCGCTAATATCACACCGTCTCGTGTGGACCTCGACTGATGTCGAAACCAATTAAGTTGGTTGAGGTCTACCCCGGAAGTGAACACCGGGATGCTGTTCACAGTCCCTTCTGGACAAAATTTTCTCGCACACAAAGGAAGAAACACCATCACTCGTTTGCTCCATAAAGCTTTGGAACAAGTGAGCGTGTGATGGGTTTAGTAGCCTGAGTTAGAGGAAATTCTAACAACCCGCTTCGTGCGGAGCATTGTAGTGGTAGTACCACCCTGCGCGGCGAAGGAAGAGCTTACCCGCGTTTGTATTGAGCTCGCGTTACGACACCTCCTATGGAATGTCAAAACAAAAACCCAATCTCTATCGTTTCTGCTTCTTCGGAAGACGCTAAGGTTCACAGCGTATGTGTGAACCACTCGGCTAAGACTGGGCTCCGAGCCATGTTGGGTTCATCAGAACCTTTCATGCGCTTTGAGCATGTCGTAGCCATGTTCGATATGTCAAAAAGGCAACAACTTAAGTTCGCACGAATGTCCGATATCCAACGTACTTGCTACTTATTGGATAGAGTTCGTCGTGTTGAATTTCAGGCGTTGTCTGATTACAATCCGATGCGCGTCGTCGCCGGAACAAACCGCCTTCTCGAGGAAACTCGGAAGGTGGTGCGTGAGGGCGGTGACAAGGCGATGAAGCTCATCGAGGACAGCCAGGTCATTATCGAGTCTCTTAAAGGAGTTCTCGGTAGTGTCACGGCTGCCGTCGGTGATGGTGTTGTTGGCGTGTTGGTCAAGATCGTAAAGGTCTTGGTCAATTTCGCTTTGGCAGCCCCAGGTTTGCGCTTGATCTCCCTGTTCTTCAACTTGTTGGCCGAATTTGGATCTGAAATTTATGCTGAGGTACGTAAGTACTTTGGCGTTGTCAGTTCTGATGTGGTCTCTGTTGAGTTGCAGGGGTTTAATCTTGAATCCTTGGGTAGTCTGACGGAGTTTGTCGGAAGCAACCGCACTATGTGCGCTGCTGGTCTCGGTAGTCTCATTGCCACAACTATGATGTGTGCTCTGGGTCTGCCGAAGTCGAAAGACACTGATGCTGTCATCAAGTACTTTGGTGATAGGTCTCGTAATTTGAAGGGTATCTTCGACTTGGGTCGTGTTGCTATCCCGCTGTTTACTGCTGTTGGGGATTATATTCTCAATGCAGCGTGCGGTGGTTTGGCTCAGGACAACGAGTTGAATGATTTCCTTTCGGGTTACAACAAGTGGGCTAGCGAGGTTTTCGCTCTCATGGATAACACTCAGGCACCATTGGCCGTCCGTCTGGAAAAGGACGAGAAACTAGTTTTTCTGGTTGATCGTCTATTCAAGGAAGGTATGGCCTTTGCAGGTCTGTTGAACACCAAGGGTCTTCGCTCAGAATGCACGTTGCACTTCCACCGTACTTTTAAGTTGGTGGAAGAAGCTCGCAGACTGTGTGATTACACTGGAGTGTTTGGCAATCGTCCTCGGATGAAGCCTGCTGTCTTTTTGTTGTTCGGCGAGAGTGGAGTGGGTAAGTCAGGAATGGCTTGGCCCCTCGCATGTGATCTCCATTGTGCTCTCAGTGATACACTGGAGGTTGCAAAGGAATTCTCAACGGAAATCTACTTCAGGAACACTGAACAGGAGTTCTGGGATGGTTACGCGGGCCAGAATGTTGTCGTTTATGACGATTTCGGCCAGCGTGGCGATTCCCAGGTCGCTCCTAACGAAGAGTTCATGGAATTGATTAGGGCTGCGAATCTCGCGCCCTACCCTCTGCACATGGCTAGTCTGGAGGAGAAGAAGAGGACCAAGTTTTGTTCCAAAGCCATTATTCTTATGAGCAATGTGCTGGAGCAGGATGTAAATTCTCTGACTTTCCCGGATGCCTATCGGCGTAGGATTGACCTGTGCGGTAAGGTTATCAATAAGGAAGAGTACACTAAGGATGGTGAAAGTCTCCAAACAGGTAAAACTGTGAAGAGGCTGGATACATCCAAGTGTGCTGGACCTGTTGATACCAAGCCGTATCTTGTTCAGCTCTACAATGCTGAGACGCAACAGCCAATGTGTGGTGATGACGGAGAGATCAGGACTATGGATTACGAAGAGTTCGTCATGGAAGCATTAGCTATCATGAAGAAGTCCCATAAGCAATCCATGGCGATGAACGTAGCACTGGAGGAGCGTATAACTCCTGCTCGTTTTGCGAAGCTACACCCAATCCGATTCCAGGGCACGCCTTTCGAGCCAGAAGTTGAGGAGGAGGCATTTGAAGATGCTTATTCCCCGATGAAATGGAGTGAGTTCTGTGACATCATGAGAATGAGAGTCAAGGAACAATTCTCCAAGTATGCCACTCTTAAGAGTGGTCTACTGCTGGCTGTTTTGGCGTTGTCCGGATTTGGTATCTGGAAGTGGTTCTCTGCAACACCTGCTAAGAATACGCACCACCAAGTGGGCACCACTGTTGAGGCCTGTGCTTCTGGTGACAACCGCACTCACGTGCAAAAGGTTTTAGTCACTGAAGCTCAGGTGTCCGGTGATTCCCGCACCAAGAGGGTCCAGGTCGTTGCGACTGAAGGCGATGATATCGCTGTTGAGGCTTTTGCCTCCGGCGACGCTCGCACGAATCGCGTGGCTAGGACCCGAGTCGAAGCTTCAAGCTCTGGTGATAACTTCACAGGCAAGGCACGCTCCATTTTAATGGAGAATGCGCCACAGGAAGTTGAACTAGAGGCTTGGAAGGATGCGACGGCTCAAGATCTGATCTCGCACCGCATACTAGGAAACTTGTATAAAGTGCTGCGTCGCCGTGATGGCAACGTAACGACTGTACTTAACGGACTGTTCGTGAGGGATACAATTATGTTGACCCCGAGACATCTGTTGAACTATTTTAGGACAACTGATGAAATCATTTTGGAAAACATTTTTGGGACCATCTACGAACAACCTTGGTCGGTCGTAAAGATCCAAGAGATTGAGGCTAGCAATGGCTACGATAAGGACGCAATTCTGCTGCAATTCCCAAGGCAGGTTCAGGCTCACACCGACATTGTCAAACACTTTCAGACTATGCCTGAAACTAGTGTGCGACGTGTTGATGTTTGCTTGCCTACCCTACGGAGTGTGGCAGATAAAAGCATCATAACCATTCTGGGTAACACCAGGGCTACGATGCAGTGTCTGCAATTGTCGTCAGGAGACGTGACGTTGAACATTCGTGAC